GCTAATTAAGTTAGAGGAGTAACTTATGGCCTTCGGACAAGACTTTCTCAAAGGATTCTTTGGTACTGATTTTTTAAGAGACTATACTCATGCGAGTAAAACTTTTCGTAGTAATAACTCGGCACTTTCTCCACGTCGTAAATTCCTATTCCATGTAGTTTTTAATCTCAACACACAACAAATTCCTCAACTGCAAAGTATATTTCAAACTCAAGATTTACAAAATCTTAATTTGCTGGTTAAAGAAATTAAGCTACCAACCTATAAGTTTTCTGTTGATACCATGAATCAGTACAATAGAAAACGTAAGGTTCAAACACAAATTGAGTATGATCCAATCACATGCATAATGCACGATGATGCCAGTGACCTAAGCCGTACACTTTGGTATAACTATTTTTCATACTATTACAAGGATGCTAGTCAAAAGTATTTTGATGCCGCAGTTACTAACGGTAGTCTTGGACCAAACGCACAAGGCGTTGATCCAGGAGCAGCTTATCCTTACGGATTTAGAGATATCTACACACAAGACAGAGAAATCAACGACTGGGGATATATTGGTGAAAGTTACATGGACGGTGCCAGAGCTGGAAAGCCGGCTTTCTTTCGTGATATTACTATTTTTGGACTTAATGATGCACAGTGGTGTGCTTACACATTAATTAATCCAATTATAAGTTCGTTTGAACATGATACCTACAACTACGCAGAAGGTGCTGGTATTATGCAAAATACTTTTGTCTTTGATTATGAAACTGTAAAATACTATCATGGAGCATTAACAAAATCAAATCCTGATGGTTCTATACCAAGTTTTGGTAATCCAGCAAACTATGACGAGCGACCTAGTCCTCTTTCAAGACCAGGTAGTGCCGCTACAATATTTGGTCAAGGCGGGCTTATTGATGCCGCAGGTGGTATTATTACCGACCTTAGTGCTGGTAATCTTGCTGGTGTAGTTGGTGCTATACAGAAAGCAGGTACTGCATATGAAACATTTAAAGGCAGAGATCTAAATCAAATACTAGAAGTAGAATCAAAGAACATAGCACGTAGCGAAATCAAATCAACACTACCAGGTGCGGCTAGAGGCGTGTTGTTTCCTAATAAACCAAACATACAAGCAGTTGGCTCTAATGCTCCGGCTACACTTCGTCCGGCAAGTTTAAGTTCCAATGTTACAGGTCCAGTTACTATTAGTGATCAAACTGGGTCAAAACCTAGAACAACAGGACCGTAATGGCTACATTAAATTACACAAACCCTGGCACAGATCCTACAGTAAGAGCATTTGACGAATTCTATAACAGAGAATTGGTTATTGATTCAAATGCGTATGATGTGGTATACAGTTTTTTTGCAAAGATCTTTACTGATGAATTTGCGGCCAAAAACTTTACGCTTTCGGTATTTCAAATAAGTGAAGACACTGGCGAAAGTGTTGAAACCATACTGAGTCAACTTAGCAATCAAAATACCATACAAATAACTGCAACACTAGCCTACTATCTTAATAACAATCGTAGCAATACTACATTACTTGGTGTTTCAAATACTGCTACTCCTAACCAATATGTTGCACGTAACATTTTAATATAGGTGTACTATGTCTAAGTTTCAACAAGGCACGTACACAGTTATGAAACCTCACAAGTATGCAGGCAAAGGTGCTCCAAAGTTTCGCAGTGGATGGGAGCTTGCATTTATGCGTTTCTGTGATAACAACGATCATATTATTACATGGTCAAGCGAATCTCTTGCAATACCTTACATTAACCCTCTAACAGGAAAACCTACACGATATATTCCTGACTTTTTGATACAGTACAGAAACAAAGCAAATCAAGTGGTTACAGAACTTATTGAAATAAAACCAAAAAAACAGAGCATACTTGAGAGCAAAGCCAACAACAGAGATAGAGCAGTAGTTGCACTAAATTATGCAAAATGGGATGCCGCACAAAAATGGTGCAAACGTAATGGACTAACATTTAGAGTCGTAACTGAAGAAGACATATTTCATCAAGGACGCAAGCGTTAATAAGTACCATGAAGACTTGCGAGCTTTGTAATACAGAATTTACGTGTAGCAAAGATTACAACTGCTGGTGTATGGACATGCCTATTGTAAACGTTTCATCTGCATTACGAGATTGCTTGTGTCCAACTTGTTTAAAGGAAGCACATGACAAAAAAATTAGAAGAACTGTTTGACTTGCCCACTGATGAAGGGTTACCTGAAGAGGTAGTACCCGATAACGTTCCAGAAGCAAAACCTGAAAACAATCCTATAATGCAAAACACTCTCAGTGAACTTGATAAAGTACAAGCCGCACTGCCAATGGTACGTGGTTTAGAAGCAAGTGATATCGAAATGGATGAACTTGCAGAAAAAGCAACCAAGGGCTTTGATGATATGATGGATCTTGGTATGAACGTAGACAGTAGATGGGCCAGTGATATCTTTGGAGTAGCCAGTACCATGCTAGGACATGCAATCACTGCGAAAACTGCAAAACTTAACAAAAAATTAAAGATGGTTGATCTACAACTAAAAAAAGCAACCTTAGACCAAAGAGCCAACGCTAACAAAGAAGAAACTGTGGATGGAACTGGCGTTGTTCTTGATAGGAATGCACTACTAGATAGGTTGTTAAACAAAGACAAAGAAGAGAAATGAGCTCTATTCTGCTAAATACTGCATAGAAGGAACATAAGATGAAATCATTTGCACAATACCTTGTAGAAACACGCCAAACATTTGATTACAGGATCAAAATACTTGGCGATGTTGATGCAGAACTAATAAATGGATTGGAAGAAAAACTCCAACAGTTTGATGTTGTAAGTATGACAGAACCAAAGAGTACTCCAATACAAAAAACCTTACCTGACTTTCCAGATGCTAAAAATGATAGTGTTACATTTATGGATGTAACCTTTAACTATCCAGCAACTCCGCCACAGATTACACAGATGGCAGAACTTCTTGGAATGAATCCAAATCATATCATTATACAGACAAAAGAGTATGCTGATAGTGTAGATGAAGAGCGTAAAGGTTATGAAGAGCAACCTGATCCAGTGCTTGGTACTGAAGAAGGTGAACAACCAGAAAACTCTGAAAGCAAAAAAGCCAGTGAATATTATGCTGCCGATCCACATAAAAGACAAATAGTAGGCAATGAATATTCAAGTGATTTCACAATAGCAGGTGGTAAAACGCCTCCAGCAAAGTTTACAACAGATACTCCTAATAGTGTAGACAGTCCTATTATGGGTAAAAACAAGATTCCGGTCGTAAAAGCCTCCAATGGTAGTTCGGCTCCGGAGAATCGCAAAGACGGCCCTCCGGGTAAAAACAAAAAATAAAGGAACCTACAATGGACAACATATACGACACACTAGCAAAACTAAACAAGGTAGCAAATGCACCTGAAATAGTCAAAGAGGATAGTAATGCTCTTATGAAAAAAGGTCTTGAGGACCTTATGAAAAAAACAAAGTTTAACAAAAAGGCTGACTATACACCATTTAGTGACAAACAAAGTCCTGATGGTTTACCAGAGAAGAAAAAAGACGACAAGATGTTTGAAAAAGAGTCTGATGTAGAAAGAGATGATCGTGCAGAAAAAGCTGGGCGTGAAGTTGCACATAATGCAAAGTACGATGGTATGAAGCATGCTGGTAAAGATGGTAAAGACGTTACCAAAGATATCGAGTATGATGAGAAGCATGACAAAGATGGAATGCATGAAAACTCAGGAACACTTAAAGATGCAGCTCGACAAGGTGTAATGGCACGTTTAGCAGAACTAGCTGGCCTTCCTGTACAAGAGATTGAAGAAGCCTTAGGCACACCACAAGACGTAGCCGCAAAGATAATGGCAGAAAATCCACTTGATGAAGCAGAAGTTGAAGAAGGCAATGAATTTTCAGGTGCTAGAGACGATGCAATCAAAGCTGGCAAAGACAGTTTTGAAGTTGATGGTAAAACCTATCCTGTAAAAGGTGACAAGAAAACAGAAGCCATTGAAGAAGCAGAACACGATGGCATGCCATCTATGAAAGAGATGAAGTCATGTGTTGACAAAGGCATGACAGAAGCTGAAATTTGTGAAAAGTACAGTGACTGCGATCAGGATAAAATTAAACTTATGGCTTCAAAGTGTATGAATGAAGAATCAGAAGACCAAATTGATGAAGGCGCTGTCAAAGGTATGATTCAAGACGTAGAAGAAGGCATGGATAAGAAAGAATTTGAGAAGAAGTATCCAGGACAAGACTACGACGAAATCAAAAAAGAAATTGAAGACAGAATGGATGAAGAAAAAGTAGAAGAAACCACTTCATCTGGTTCAGTTGCAACTGGTGATGGCGCAGGTAAGCCTTTATTCAAGAATGCAAGCATATATGAAAAATACGAAGGCAACGAAATTGCTCAACGTGCATTCCAGATCAACGAAGGCATGAACATAACTGTAAGTGCAGGAAGTGAACAGGAACCATCAATTAACATATCTGCTCAAGGAGAAGAAGCAGCCAAACTAGCTCAACTTTTAAAACTAGCAGGAATGGGCATGGCACAACCGGGATACGGTGAAGTGCAAGTTGATGTAGCAGAAGATCAAGAATTTGCAAACGGTGCTGATGCCACAGAAACAAAAGATGCAGAGTACATGACACAGGACATTGCTGGCGGACTTAACGGACCAAAGAAGATGGCATATCCTAAAGTTGCTGGGGCAGACAATCCAATGTCAGTGCTAGGTGAATCTGAGCTCAATGAAGTCAGCGAAGATCATCTAATGAAACTATATCAAGAGTACAAGGCAAAGTAATGAGTTTAAAAAAGTACATACCAGAAAGCGAAAGAGCAGTTGCATTTCCTATCACAGGTGATGTGCTTGAAGTTGTTGTTAGAGAAGACTTCGACGACGAGATTGCTATAGACTTTCCAGTTGTAGAACACACAGACGATAGTATTACATTACATTTAGATGAATATGCTTATGGCATACTAGAAGCGTGTAACTACGTAGGTGATGATACAGACGGTGTTATTGATCCTCCTTCAGAAGAATTAGACGAAGCAATGGTAAGTTTAGATAAAGGTCGTGAATATTTCTTTAGACGTCATGACTTTGGCGATGAAAATATTGCTTATGAATTTAATAAACTTGCAAGAAAAATG